AGGGTCATGTAGAGTGTATTAAAGTTATTAAGCAGCTATGTGAAGAGCATCAGAATGATCCGTATACGGATTATAATCGCTATCAAGCGTTTAAGTATCTCTGGCGTTTAGGTCAGAAGGATGATGTGTTGTTAGATATTAATAAAGCTATAACGTTCTTAACGTTTGCGAAGGAAGCTATTGAAGAGGAAAGAAAAGTAGATGGATGATAATCAAAGTAAAATAGAAGAGATTGCTAGTAAGGTACTAGGTAAGACTTCTGACGGTCAAACTATGATGCGTTATGAGACGCCTGATCAAGTAGATAATAGTCTGCTTGTAGGTATTCCTCGTAACTTAAATCGTACTCATTATAATATTGCTGAGCAACCACAAGAGTTTATTGGTATTGATACTTGGAATTCATATGAGTTCTCTTGCTTGTTAGATAATGGCTTTCCTATCTCAGGTTGGCTACGTTGGTCTTATAGTGCTCATTCAGATAATATCGTTGAGTCTAAGTCAGCTAAGTTATACTTAAACTCATTCAATATGGCTAAGATGGGTTCTGATATTAAGTCAGCTATCTGGAACGTACAAGAGACTGTATGGAATGACTTTGCTGAAGTACTTAAGGTACCTAATGCTGAGCATGACTTGACTGTTGTATTACATATTAACGAAGATGCTGGTTATGCTAAACCTATGGCAGGTACTTTTATTCAGTTAGAAGACTATGTTAACGTTGAACAATTGGACTTTAGTCACTATAATGAAAGTCCGGATATACTAGACGTAGTAGATGCATATGATAAGCCTTATCGCTATATGTCAGACTCTCTACGATCTAACTGTCGTGTTACTAATCAGCCTGACTGGGGTGACATATATGTACATATCAGAGGACGTAAAACTATTACTCCTGAATCGTTGATGCAATATATCGTATCGATGCGTAAGGAGAATCACTTCCACGAAGAGATTTGTGAATGTGTATACAAACGTCTGTGGGAACTGTTGGGCCCGGCAGAGCTTGTTGTCTCATGTCTCTATACACGTAGAGGCGGTATCGACATTAATCCTATTAGAGCGTCTAATTCGGATTTACTTTATTCGCATGCTATTACAGATGCGTTTAGACTAACCTCAAAGACTATGAGGCAATAAGTGGTTTACGAATGCTAACCACTCTAAACATCACACCGCATTCATATTGGAGAACTAAATGAAGAATATTGTTGTATCATTATCTGGAGGAATGGATTCCTCTACTTTACTCTTGCGTGCTATTAAAGAAGTAGGCGCAAGTAATGTAACAGCTTTGTCGTTTGATTATGGACAAAAGCACGTCATGGAATTAGGACGTGCTCAAGAACTAGTAGACTATCTAGCAGGTCTTGGTTATAAGATCAAGTACCAGCCTATCAAGTTAGATGGACTAGTATCATTGTTATCTTCTACGTTAGTAACTGGAGGTGCAGATGTACCAGAAGGTCATTACGAAGAAGATACGATGAAAGAAACTGTAGTACCTAACCGTAATAAGATCTTTGCTTCTATTGTACAAGCAGCAGCTCTTAGCGTGGTTAAAGATACAGATGAAGAAACTGCTATCGCTCTAGGCATTCATGCTGGCGATCATGCAGTATATCCTGACTGTCGTCAGGAGTTTCGTGATGCAGACGATCATGCATTTCGTGAAGGTAACTGGGATGCTGATAAGGTGACTTATTTTACTCCTTACCTAGAACTGGATAAGTTTGATATCTTAAAAGATGGTCAAGTACTATGTGACGAATTAGGTTTAGATTTTGAGGACGTATATAAACGTACTAATACTTCTTATAAGCCTATGCAGCATGATGGTGTTTGGTATTCAGACTATAAGAGCTCATCCTCTGTAGAGCGTCTTGAAGCATTTATTAAATTGGGTCGTCCTGATCCAGTAGCATATGCTGATGAGACAGGTCCTGTACCATATAAGACTGCTCTTAACCATGCAATACAAATTTTAGCTTAAGGAAAATAAAATGAACTTTATTAAATCACATTTCAACTTTGGTGATGAGAGCATGTCTCTCGTTAGCAAGCTAGTAGTATTACATCTTGTAATCATCGCACTAGCAAACTATACAGTACAGATCGCAGGAGTAATTCCTATCTTAGATCTCAACTTTACTTGGGGCATGTTTGTGTTTCCTCTTATTGTTGTTGCTACTGACTTAACTGTACGACTAACTAACAAGTATGTTGCTCGTCAGATCATTGCAATTGCATTTATCCCAGCGATTATTATCAGTAGCTTTATTGCTACTCCTATGATTGGTTTGGCTTCTGCTCTTGCATATGCGTTAGGATTGAGCCTAGACGTATCAGTCTTCCAACGTATTCGTGAGAAGTTAACAGACATGTGGTGGGTTGCTCCTGCTATCTCTACAGTCTTTGCTAACATCTTAGACACGTACGCATTCTTCTGGGCAGCATTTGCTTATGGACCAGATGAGTTTATGCGCGCTAACTGGTTAGAGATTGCATCGGTAGATGTAGTATTTAAGATTGGAGTCTCACTCGTAGTCTTCCTTCCAGTATATGGATTGCTCTTACAGCAATTACGTAAGCGAATGACAGTAGGAACTGGTGCAGCTTAATCAAATAAAAATGCCAGCCTTTAGAGATATCGGCTGGCATTTCTTTGTTCTATATACTATAATATTAATATTAACGGAGTAATCAGACTATGACTATGAAGCACATAATGAGTAAAGAGAGTACGTCTTCTCTTACTAATGTACAACCTAAAGATATTCAACCTAATGCAGTAGACTTGCGTGTAGGTAAGATACTTAGTATAAGCGATAACGATTTTACTATTGACGAAGAGCAGAAGATTCATAGAGGTACTACTCCTGTGGCTCTATTCGAAGACGGCTATTGGTATTTGTATCCTGGTGCTTACGAAGTGATTATGGATAACGAGATCGAAGTAGGTATGGGCGAAGCTGGCTTTGTTATTACTAGATCTACTCTAAATCGTAACGGGGTTTATCTTACTACTGGCTTATATGATACTGGCTATCGCGGTATTATGGCAGGTGTAATGCATGTTACTTGTGGACGTATGAAGATTAAACCTGGTACTCGTATTGGTCAATATCTTAACTTTGACGCAGAAGCTTTACATAAATATGATGGCGACTATGGTAAAGGTAAAGAGCATGATAAAAAGTACGAATAATGTTCACTGTTGAAATGGATCACGATGAGATAGAGATTACAGTCTTAGATGATAAGAATGGATTCGAAGATGTAAAGGTATTCTCATATGATGATATTGTTTATATAAGACAGTTTAATGAGCAATATAACAAGTGGGATCTAATTCAAATGACACCTGAGATGTATGTTGAGCTTATGACAGCATATCATAAGCCATCTGGTGCATATTTAACTCATATAAAACGCAGATAATTCCTAACCTATTGTTTTCATTAGAAACTTAACAGTTGCACTTAGTTCAAATAGCGCCTATAATAAGGTATAATAAGAAATAAAGGAACTAAATTATGAAAAACGTATTCAAATCAAACATGGAATTTTCAACTACTCAATTTGATGGCTTTTATATAGCTACTAATTCTGCTTCACATTGTTACTTACAGCAAGAAGCAGTGCTGGAATGGGTTGCTACTTACGAAGAAGATAAGTGGAAGCAAACTGGTTTGTCATTTGAAGACGCTGTACAGAAGTTTGGTACTAAAGCTGTAAGAGTTAAGAAAAACGCTCTTAATAACGGTAACGATATGGTCGAAGTTATAGATGGATTCTCTGAAACAAAAATGAGCTTTGATACTCCTAAGCAAGCAATTGCTTGGTTAGAAACTAAAGTTCCTTTCTCAATGAAGTTAGCAGAATTCATATAATGAAAAAGAAAGTCAAAAAAGCCGCTCCAGTGATAAAAGAAAAGCACTGGGGCGAGATTGACGCTACAATAAGAGCTGTAGCTGATAAATCTAAGACTAAGAAA